CGCTGAACCCGTTAAGCCGTTCACAGTCCTACCCACCGCACCCGGATAAAGACCCCTTGCAAGATAGGCGGCATATTCCGCGTCTGTTTGATCTGCTATGATCTTCGGCAAATACGTTTGCCCTCCTGCCTTTACTGCAATATCGCCTTTAACAAAATCCCTGTCAGCTTCCCAAGCTGTAAGGTTATCTTCATACTCTTGACTAACATCGGTAATTGCCATGATTGCTCCGCTTATTTAGGTTCTGGCTGTTGGTATAAAAAGTAAATCATATTTTTCATCTTCTTTTTTCATCATTTTTGTAATATGCAATTTCCCAAACATTTTAAGACAAACACGGTAGAATTTTGCAATCCATGTTTTCATTTTGTCTTCGATGAGGGTTTTTTTGAAAAGATCATTAACCGCGGGCATATATTTTATGGATAATAACTCCCGCATCATAAGGCTGAACAAAGCATCGTGTATAAATGCTGATCTCATAGCCTTGGGTGTGTCCGGCCCGCCTGTAACACCGTCTGATAAAAGTCCGGGTAGAATGTGTAACATTCCGGTTGTCATAAGCTGAATGTATTTTGTCTTGACGGCTTTCCTTGGTTTAATGCCGGTCTGTATGCTTAATTTCTGCCACAACCGATATTTATTAGGATCGTTTTTTGGTAGCACTTCATATATAATGCTTCCGTTTTCTAACCCTGAAAAGTTGTAACCGCATAATGGATTTTTAACGTTTATCATACTAACCCCCGTTGTTTTAATGTTTATTATATCATTTTTATGTCAAAAGTAAATAGTTTTATCCTAGTTCTTCAATACAAAGCTTAATTATTGCTCTTGCCTCAATTCGGTTATAGCCGTCAATACCGCCCTCAATAACACCGGCCCTAGCAAGAGTCCAGTATAAATCACTCTCCCAACAACTGTTCCCGAATGGCCTTTTACTATTAAAACACTCACCATCTCTAAAAAGTTTCTGTAAAAGAAGTATCAGATAACCTCTAATAGTGAGGGCTTCTTGGAGCTGGCTACTATCAATCTGAAGGTCAAGAATATCTTTTGTTTTCATTTTATTGTCCCCACTAATACTTTTCCGGTTAATGAATAATCTGTTCCCATGTGCGAAAACTTAACTGAACAATCAGAACTTGGTAATAAGGTTGCATTGTCCCATTTAAGGACAACAACTCCTGAGTCAATAATTGATACGTTATAGCGAACTGGTATTGGTTTTTGAGGTGGAACAGATTTATCACTTACAAAATCATAAAAACAAAAACAAAAACAAACAATTATTATTGCTATGACTATTACTAGATATTCTGATAAACGTTCTGCCATATTCATTTATTTATCACCGTTAATAACATGAGTAGCGTCATAAGTTATATTATGGTCAACCTTCTTTAGTCCGGGTTGTTCACGAATAACAACATCCTTTTCATCTTCCCATCTAACTGGCCTGATATTATCTACTGTTTCAATCCACGCACCCGCAAGGGGTGCGACTTGTTCTAAGGTACAAGGACCCCACTCCTCACATAAACAAAATTTACATATATATTTCATTTAGCACCCTAATAGTCTTTTTGTTATCTTCATTTTATTCCCCTTGACAGCAAAAAACCCCGCCGGTAGTGAGACATCCTTTTAAGGATTACCGGGGGGTTAAGTGCTGTCTGTGTTTTATTTTGCATTAATCTGTCTCACTAGATTTTTAAGTTATGCCTTATATATAGCATTTAAAATCACAATGTCAAGCGAAATTAACTGCTTTTACGACTGTCATTTTATTTGATTTACGATATAGTCGATAGCGAAGTTCGTCAAAAACGTGATCCTCTGAGTTTGTGTCTACGTCGTCCGGGTTTTTATCATCTCTAGGTAATGTTGGAACGGTCCGTATAAAACCGCTTGTGCAGTTGCTAAACACAAATAATCCAGGTGATTCAATGGGGTTTTCTAATGAAGCCGACAACCATGCTCTTACTTTTTCAAGTCCGGCTATCCTTGACCCAGGCCCCTTATCGGCTTTTGTCCATCTGCACCCTGAATTAGCGAAATCATTAGCCATACATTTACCGTCTATTACGTCAAAAATAGAAGAGTCAGCCGGTCCCGGTTTAATTTGTCCTATATTTTTACCATAAAAAGATTTCTTTATTTGGTTGTTTTCCATGTCAATTATCTTTTTGGCTATGGCTGTGTTTAGCATTCCAATGCCTTTATTGGGTGTTCCGTTCCAGCCGTACCATTCACAAATTCTAAAAAGAGTCTTTGCAGGGAATGTCCGGGTTGTTCCGTCTGCCATTTGAACCGGGCAGCCGTCGGATTCAGCCCACCATCCAACTGAAAAAGGTTTAGAGCTACCCCAATCGAAAGACCTGTCAATATACCAAGTTTTCGGTATAACAAAAGGTTCTATAACATGAACAGACCTTTTCCACACGTCGTCAACAGCGCCACCGGCTACAATATCCCAATCGCCATCAAGCCACGCTTTCACCAACCAATCTGGCCCTGAAGACTTTAGCCTTGATATATAACCAGGATCATGTTTTAAAAGGATCTTATTATCTTGCACTTTTGCTGGGATAAAAACACGTGTCAATACCCTGTCACCAATCTTTATTCTTTGAACAACATTAGGAGGCACGGGGTCAATATATCGCATCTTTAACCAGTTGTGACCACGCCCACCTGGATTTCCAGTTAAAACCTGTCTTGTAGGTATCCCGTGTGGTGATCTTAAACAAGCCCTTAATTTGTCTATTACTTCAGGAAAAGGCCACATTCCAGCTTCATCAAAACCCATCCATGTATACTCATGACCTTGATAATTATCAGCGTCTTTGTCTTTATCAAGATATCTAAATTTAAGTGTCGTTCCATTTTTAAAAGACCACACCCTTTTAGATTCCATAAACTTTGCTCCAAACAAAGGAAAAATTAGTCTTGCCTTGTCTGTCATATCTTCAAGTTCTGGGTATGTTCTACGAAAAAGGATGCCTTTTGAATACTGGCCGTACCTTAACTGTGTTTTATACCAATCAAGCAGGACACCATATGACTTGCCGCCACCCCTTGCACCGCCATAAAAAATGTCTTCACAGGGGCAGGATATTAGAGAATATTGCGGACCTTCCTGTGGATATATTTTTAAGATTTTTTATCTTCTTTCTTTTCTTTTTGTTTTTCTTCCCATTCTTCTACTGACTTGTATGTGTCAGGAGCAATAAACACGGCCGATTCTGTCTTTATGTCTGCTGTTAAATCTATTCCTGTTTTTTCACTCCAGCCAAACACAAGCTGGAAAAATAGCTTTGCTGAAGAAGCATCACCTTTTTCTGCTTTGTTTGCCAGACCGTGCAACACCCGATCAGCTCTTGCTTTTAATTGGGGTGTTATGCTGTCAAGCTTAAGGTCTTTAAAGTGCTTTTGTACGGTAGGTATAGACAACCCGCATTCTTTAGCAATCTGCGGATTTGATGGTGGTTTTTTTAACGATTTAAACAATGTTACATAGGCATCTTGGATAATAAGATGGTTTTTTTCCCATGTTGATTTTCTTTTTTCTTTATCTTCTGACATGGATAACTTTCAGATACTTTGTTTTGATTGTTTTTGGAGCGTCAAGGTCGGACTCGCACCGCCTTCTTCTGCCTGGTCGGTAGGTGCATCACTATCAATGCTTTTGACGCGCTTTTAATGTAATCTTTTCACCTTTATACATACCTGCATTCATTTTGTCAATGTCCGATGTTAATTAATGATGCTTTTGTTTTGCAATACTGACATATAACTTTTTTCATACTTTATCAGTACCACACAAAATCCTTTTATTGATTAATCCTGTTTCACAGCCATTACAGCAAGATCCTTCTTCACCGGATTTATCAAGGCATTCCTGGCGGGTCATAATGTCTTTGGTCTGTTCACACATAACCTTATCGTGTTCATCTTCAATGGCTCTGCAATCAATGGCGCTATCAGATATAATATTCGTTCTTAAAATCTGATTCATTAATACTTTTCCGTGTTTAGCTCCGGTTGACAGTGCCGTAAGCATATGCTTAACTCTTTTTTCTGACTGGCTAAAATATCCTAATTGAACCATAGCATCTTCTGGCTTTAATAGACCGGCTAAGTGTCTTTTTCTCTGGTCTGTTATTTCTTTAAGTTCATCTTGTAGTAATCCCATCTTTGATCTCCTTTTTATATTGTTGGATTTCTCTGAAAAACATTAATTGTTCACGTTTCAATTCTATCATTTCGGGTGGTATTTGGCTTCTTTTTATATCATACCTTTTTAT